ATTTTGCCGTGTGCATGGATGCTAACGCAGGGGCTAGAGCCGCTGCTAGACAAAGAAAAATGGAGAAGGATGCTCTCTTTGAGCAAGAACGTATTAAGTTCTATAATAAAGAGACGACTCTCGAAAGAACACAAGACAGAAACGTTATAGGTTACAGCAGGGATCTTGCTGATGCCTACGTTAAAGCTCTCAACATACAAGGAAAAGGTAGAATGGCTACTCAAAGAGCTGCTGCTAAGTACTTTGCAAAACAAAAAGTTAATGAAGGTGGTAGAAGTAGAACCTTTGGTAGAAATGATTATCAAGCACTACTAGCTGCCCGGGCTGAAGTTGATGGTATAGTTGATACTACTCTACGTAGAAATATGGCATACTTCCAAGAAGGTGCAAGACGTAAGTTTATAGCTGCTCAAGGTGCTGCAAGAGAAGCACTAGGCGTACCAGCTTCATATGGTGCACCTGTAATGATGCCTCCAACTAACAGGCTTGGTGGTGCTCTACAGATAGCAAGCAGTGTTGCAAGCATATACAGTGGTTTTGGAGGTGCTGGTTTATTTAGTGGCCTTGGTGGTGGTGCGGCTGCTAATCCCTTCCAATTTACAGCTCCGGCTGGTCAAATGTTTGGGCCTATGGCTAGTGATATAAAACTAAAAGAAAACATACAACATGTTGGTACATCACCACAAGGTTACAACATATATGAGTTTAACTACAAAGGTGGGGACGTAAGATTCCGTGGAGCTATGGCTCAAGACGTTTTACAAAAGAATCCTATGGCTGTAGGTATAGATCAAAACTATCTAACTGTTGACTACAGACAAATAGATGTTAATATGGAGGTCGTATGACATCATCATTCGGAAACGTAATTGGTACACCGAGAGATCAATTACCTGACATCAGTAAAACCAACTATCTAAAGACAGATGCTGATATGTCTGAGGCTGTCAATGCCCAGATAGATAGAAATAAAGAAGATACCAAACGGTTCTATGACCAGATGGTAGAGATAGAAAAAGCAAGAGCTACACAGTTTATGGATAACTTACAGGCTCTTGCTCAGTTTTCTACAAAATTTAAAACTGCACTAGAAGTTAAGAAAAAGGCTGACCTTGTAAACGAGCTAAATCAAGAAGCATTAAGTGCACTTGACGAAGCTCAAGGTAACATTGTACGAGATGCAGAGAATAAGTTTGACTATGAAAACGCCAAGTTTAAAAATAAACTGTTTAAAGAAGCTAAATACGATAAGTATGCTAAAGATTTTTTATTCAACATAGATCAAGAAACACCACAAGATGTTAGTCAAAAACAGATACTTAGAGAATTAAAACCTAGTTTTGGTGCTCGTAAACAAATATTATTAGAGAACGGATGGGTTGATATTACTGACTCACAGCAAGCTATCGAGTTGCATGATTATGCAGATAGTTTACTTGTAACTAGACTTGTTTTACAAGCTGAAGCTTTTGGTATAGATCCAAACAGCAGACAGTTTAGAAAGTTTTTTCGTGATAAAGTCTATCCAGAACTTAAATCTAGAAGAGAAAACAATTTACTAGAATGGGAACGTGGTGTAGTACGTAACTGGGATAAGAGAAGAAATGAAAGAGTAGATGAAAAGATCAAAGATGTTCTAGGCTCACTTACTGACGCTAATCCTGATGGTACAGGTGGTGTCCAGCCCGACATTGATCTACTCGTCAAAACTATTAAAGAAGAGAAAAACTTTGATAAAGATATTGAAGCACTTAATTATCTATTTCAAAGAAGTGCAACCTTTGTACAGAATCTAGATACCCTTACACCAAGGCATTTACAGTATCTTAGAGATATATACCAGTATGAACGGTCAGACGGTGGTGGTAAAACTACATACGCTAATAGTAACTTCAAAGGTAAAGAAGCTAATCTAAGACTTCTTACAAGAGCTGAAACAACATTTAATGGAGATCCCGATGCAGATGTAAAGGCTGCTGAGATTGCGTTTGATGATGAGATTGATACAGTCTTTGAACAGTATGACGGAGAACCTCCATCTACTGTAGTTTTCGAGTTGATGGCTAAACAAAGAGATAATCAATTACTAAAAAATCAAGCTTTTAGACCTAAGCTACTTAATGCTATGAATAGAGCTACAGTAACTGGTTCTACCTTTGGTGAGTATGCAGATGCTGGTAAAAAGTCACCTTATGATGGTGCAAGAGGTGATCTTGAAAGAGCTATGAAAGTAGACTTAGGTGCAGAAGTAGGTAAGGAGTCATTAACAAAAATACCGTATCCTCAAACTCTAGAGATACAAGCAGCTATGGGGGACTTAAGATATAGAGCTCAAGAGCTTGTAAAACAAGTTCCTAGTAAAACAATACAAGAAGCTATAAAAGACTTATTACCAGACATTGAAAAAGATCTTATAGACGGTAAGTATGAGGACTTTTATAAAGCTCAGGTTGATACTCAAGCAATAGACATTCAGAATGATCGTGAAGCACTATCAAATGACCAGTCTTTAATTAGTAATGAAGGTTACAATTCAGTACACGAAAAGTCTGCATTACAACAACTTAAACGTTATTTAATGTCTGGTGGCCCACGTCCAACATACTTTGACGAAGTTCTCAAGGGTGTCAAGATTACACAAGCTGACGGAACTTTATTAAATGGATTAGAGTATGGTATGGAAAGGCTTGCTGCAACTGGCGGTCTGGATGAAAAGACTGGTTTGTTAAACTACAAGAAAAACTACAATCTAACAGCTGACGAGATAAACTCTATAAACTATAAGTCATCACCAACTAAGACTTATAACTTTATAAGTGGTAATCAAGAAAGTGCTGAGAAACTACTTAATGGTTTTGCTAAAGAACGTCAGATGAAAAGACGTAAGTTTTTTGGCGGTACAGAAACATTTACTCAGTCACAAGAGCAGTCAGATAATTATTTCTATAATCCAAATACAACCAGTCCACTAATGGCAAAAATGGGTGGACTCACTAACAGAAGTATTGGACAGGTCTATAATTTAGCTAAGGCTGGATATACAGACTTTGGTAGGTATGGATTTACAAGTGAAGAGATTATTACTGCTGTAGAAAGTGGTGCATTTGCAGGCATGGGAGATGCTAAGTTTACTGAAGACAATCAAAGTTATATGGTACTAGCACTTATTAGAAACAGAGCTAACAGATCTAATTCTATAAATGGTGCACAGACAGAAGCTAAAGATTGGCATAGGTTAACTAATTTAAGTTTAGAAGAACAGGAAGCTGTACTACAAATATTTCCTAATTTACGTGGTATGAAAAATAATCAGTTTCAAAACTTGCAAGCTGATGTAGCTGAGATTATTATAACCGAAGCAGAAAAACTACGTAACGAAAAAGCAGCTAAGAAGAAAGCTGAAGAAGAAGCTAGAAGACTAAAGGCAGAACAAACCTTTAATCCAAAAACACTATATAACTAAAAATGACGGACTCAAACAGATATTCTGATGTCCAAGTTGATGAAGAATACGTCGATTACTTAGGCGACGAAGCTGAACGACTTGCAGAAGAATACCAACAAGAGCAAGAGAGGCAAGAAGCTGCTGAACAAGAAGAGGCAGCGGCAACAGCTAAGGCTGATGCTATACAGTACGATCCTCGTAATGCTGATACATGGGGTGCTAAGGCACTCATAAAAGAAGGTCAATCAATACTTTCTGGTGGTCTACAAGATACAGCATCTTCTATTGCCACATTTCCAGAGCGTACAATAGATGCGTTTTCTGGAGAGATGCAACGGCAAAGGGATTTGACAGGTGACTATACGCCTGACTTTACACCTTTCGGTGCATACGATAACCCCATCGAAACCAAAACATGGTGGGGTAAACAACTTAGAGGGCTAGTCCACTTTGGTTCACTAGCTGTAGGTACAGTGTTAGCCGCCAAAGGAGTAGCTGCTACAGGTCTAGTGTCTGTACCAGCCGGTCTTTTGACATTGATGAAAGGCAACCTTGTCAGAGGTGCAGCTGTAGGAGCTGTGTCTGATCTTATATCTAAAGAGTCAGATGAACAGAACGCTTTAGGTGCATTGCGTGATAGATATGGTTGGGTAGATACACCTCTATCTACAAAAGATACTGACCATCCTGTTATGATGAAAATAAAAAACATCGTAGAGGGTATGGGTATAGGGCTAGTATTTGATGGACTTGCCTATACACTAAAAAAAGGCAGCAAGGAAGCTATAGATCAGATTACAGCTAGAAACAAAAGCCTAAAAGATCAAACGGTACAAGCTGGTGTCGCACAACTAAGAGAAGGAGAGGTAGAGTTTAGAGCAGATAAAAATGCACCTATATCTCAACCACATCAAGGAGCACACATAACAGAAGTAAACCCACAAAAAGCTCGTGAGCAGTTGTCAAAGACACGTACTGAATGGGGCTCAGAGGAGGGTTCAACTGGTTCTGTTACAACACCCGTAGAACGAGAAAGAATAGCCTTAAAAGGCGGTACAGACGACGCACAGGTCGAAAGAATCATGCGTGGTTTGATGAGCGAAAATAAATTTGCAAAAGAACTAGAAGCTGCAAAAGGTGACAGAAAGAAACTAGCTGCTACATACAGAGAAGCTATCGAAGCACATCAACGTATTACACAGGGTAGAAACCCTATTGATATGTCACCACAAGAATACCTCAAAGAATTATTTGAGACTAACGATGTTATTGATGGCTTTGAAAACTGGACATCTAAGAACGTAGTTGTTGCTGACCTTGTTGTTGGTACACTACTTAAACAGTTACGAGATCTAGGCACAGCTGGTAGAGAAATAGCGGATTTAGTAGACTTACAAGATATAGATGGCCCAGCTAAACAGATTGTAGATACTATGCTGACTGCGTTATACCAGACAAAGAAAGCAAGGTTTATTAAGTCTGACGCTTTTAGAGCATTAGGTGCTGGTAAAGCTAAGAAGCAGGCTTTAGATGAAGTACTAAAGCAAAGTACAGAAGATGCAAAAGAGTCTATTATGTCTATCCTTAAGATAGCAAAAGATGACCCTGACGACAATCTACTTAACGCTTTGTTTGAAGCATTTTCTATGATGGAGAATGTTAACACTCTAGACGACTTTGATAAGTGGGCTAGAACAGTTATAAAAGGTGGTAAGTTAGACCCTAACGGTGTAAGTAGAACAGGTGCTCTTATTCGTGAACTAGAAGGTGTTATGACTCATAGTGTTCTATCTGGCCCTAAAACACCAGTCCGAGCAATCATGGGTACATCAACTGCAACATTCTTACGTCCTTTGTCTACAGCTATAGGTGCTGCACTCAGATACCCATTAAGTGGTGATGCAGCTACACTTAGAGCTAGTCTTGCTGCTGTTAACGGTATGATAGAAGCTATACCTGAGTCCTTTACATTGTTTAGATCAAAACTAAACTCATACTGGAAAGGTGATATAAGACAGGTCAAGACACGTTTTAGTGACTACACACGTGGAGATGATAACTGGGAGTTACTTCGCCGTTGGGCAGAAGACAGCGGTAGAGCTACACCCGGAGAAACTGCTGCGTTTCGTTTAGCTAACCTAGCAAGACAAGCTAATAACAGTAACTTGTTTACATACTCGACTAAGCTGATGGCAGCAACTGACGATGCCTTTGGATATATCTTAGGACGAGCAAAAATGCGTGAGAAAGCTATGCGTAGAGTCCTAGACATGCAAGGTAATGGTATTGAGTTGCCAGTAATTAACAAAGAGTTAATGAAGGCATACGAAGATGACTTTTACTCACAAGTCTTTGACGCTAACGGTAACATCATAGACGAAGCTAC